TTATGAAGAATCTGTTTTAGAATATTCTTATATTGTTAACATACATCAAACAAAGAATGTTCTGGGAAGTGTTTTGGGAGACACAACAGGCTCTTTCGATTGGCGAGGTCAATTAAAGAACTTCTCGCCTCTCTCCTCTAGTTTGGCTTCTGGACAAGTAGAGGATGAGGAGTTTGTACATGCGGGAGCAGGAGCAGCTTTAAAATATCCCAGATTTAGACTTTCATATGAGAAGCGAGTTAGTCTAGGTGTCGGTAATGAAATTGGAGTCGGAGGGGATAAATTTGAATATTCAGCCTCGTTCAGCACTGAGCAAGGTCAACAGGATTATGATTTGCAAGCCATTATTTATTCTGCATCAGTTGATTCAGATAATGATTATTTTCCTTTTTATAATAAAGCAGACAAGAGGAAGATTACAATTAGACAAGTTTATTATAAAACACCTCACGCAATGTGGAGGTTTTATGGGTATTATGGAGGCCTAAATACAATTGGTAATCTTCAGACTTACGGCCAATGGGCAGATGATTCTCAGTTTCAAATCGTTCCAGTGTGGCAGAACAAGCTTCAGTCTAAAGCATTTGAAAGCGCAATTTATACAAGAAATTCGCATTATTCCTACGAATTAAAAAATAATCAACTTAGACTTTTCCCGCCTTCAGCCAAAGTGGGCCCAACTAAAATATGGTTTAAGTTCACAATAGATGAGGATGCATGGGGCGATGCAGAACATGACAGAACAATTGGCACTGATGGTGTTAATAATATGAATACGATTCCATTTGCCAATATACCATATTCTAATATTAATTCTATTGGCAAACAATGGATTCGTAGGTTTGCCCTATCTTTGACAAAGGAAATGTTAGGTCAAGTTAGAGGCAAGTTTTCAACAATCCCAATACCAGGAGAATCTGTGACGCTGAATGCAAGTGATTTGCTATCACAGGCAAAAGAAGAACAAGAAAAGTTAAGGGAGGAGCTAAAGACTACGCTTGATGAACTGACTTATAGTAAGCTAGCAGAAACGGACGCCACTATTCTCGAATCAACTAGAAATGTTCAACAAAAAATTCCAATGACAATATTTGTAGGATAAACTTAAAAAATGGCTAGCGAAAAAAATAAATGGTCTCAACCAACTCAGCCTCCTCCTCCGTTGTTTGTTGGCAAGAAGGAACGCGACCTAGTAAAGCAGGTTAATGACGAGTTAATCGAGAGAGTAATAGGTCAACAAGTTCTGTACTATCCTATAAGTGTAGAACACACTAATTTTCACTCATTGTATGGAGAAGCAATCGAGAAAACATTTTTGCCTCCAGTGAGAGTTTATGCTTTGGTAGAGTGGGAGAGTTTTGAAACTTCTTGGATGTCTGGAGTTGGAATTGATAGACAAAGCTCAATAGTTGTCCACTTCCACAAAAGAAGACTTACTGAAGATCAAAATTTGTTTGTCAGAGAAGGAGATTTTGTTTTATATGGAGACATCTATTATGAAATCGTTAGTTTGAGCGAGCCAAAACAATTATTTGGCCAAATTAATAATAGAATGGAAGTGACAGCGAAGTGCATACGAGCACGCGAGGGACTTTTCGATGCCAACTAGACATGAACATACAGGAATTGAAGACCCCAGTGTGGTTGAAGAAAGAATAATTACACCATCCACTTTAGAAACCATTGATACAGCATTATATGAACACATTGATCAAAACTTAAACATATATTCTACAACAAACAAGGGATGGAAGAAAACAGAAGTAGTTTGGATCTCAGCTGAACGAGCACATCAATTAAAAAACAAAAAACAACTTAGAGATATGTCAGGTTCGATTGTATTGCCTGTAATTACTGTTGAGAGAACCTCAGTGGTGAAAGATCCAGCAAGAAAGGGTATTTTTTATGGACATGTACCTTCAGTCTCTGATGAGAAAGGAGGGTCAATAACGATTGCTCGAAAAATAAATCAAGACAAAACAAAAAACTTTGCTAATGCAGATGCTTTTAGAGCAAAAGGTCAGAACACTTTTCCAACAAAAAACAAAAAAGTTGTTTATCAATCGATATCGATTCCAATCCCTGTTTATGTTGATATGACATATACTGTCACACTGAGGACGGAATATCAACAGCAAATGAATGAAATGATTACTCCGTTTATTACAAAGACTGGAGGCATTAATTACTTTCTTTTGAAGAAGGATGATCATAGATATGAAAGTTTTATACAACAAGATTTTTCCCAAGAAAACAATGTCTCTTCATTGGAGTCTGATGAAAGAATGTATCAAACAAAAGTTGAAATTAAAGTATTGGGATATCTTATTGGTGAAGGTAAAAATCAAGAGCAACCAAAAATAGTTATTAGAGAGAACGCAGTTGAGGTTAAAATACCAAGAGAGCGTGTTATTGTGGGGGACATTCCAGAGCATATTGATAAGAGGGGATTTTATCGAGATTAAGATGGATTTTCAGTCTTCCGCAAACTATTTATTAAAGAATTCACTTTACATTTGTGTCCTAGAGGAGATCGTAAAACATGACAGCTAAGAAATTTAAGTTTGTTTCACCGGGCGTTTTTATTGATGAGATTGATAACACACGACGTACAGATATCGGAGGAGATATTGGTCCAGTTGTTATCGGACGTATGCAACGCGGGCCCGCAATGAGGCCAGTACAGGTAGAATCTTTTTCAGAATTTGTTGAACTTTTTGGAGAGCCAATGCCTGGTGGCGAAGGAGGCGACGTCTGGAGAGATGGTAACAAGTCGGCTCCTACATATGCCGCATACGCTGCGCAAGCCTGGTTAAGGAACAACACTCCGTTAAACGTTGTTAGGCTTCTAGGAACACAGGATCCTAAACCAACATCTGCGGGATATGCCGGTTGGAACATGGGCACTGTTGCCTCAACCAAAACAGTTGGCACCAACAATGGTGCTTATGGCCTGTTTCTTTTCGATTCATGGTCAAGTCCGATGGCAAGTTTAGGCGTTGGCCACTCAACAGGCTCGTTGGCTGCAGTTTGGTATTTGAACGATCAAACGAGTATTCAGCTCACCGGCACATCGCCCTTTACTGCCTTACAAGCGCACACAGGTTCGGCAGTATTTATCAACACCGGTTCTAACGGCAGTGATGAGTTCACAGTTCTTATTAGAAACGGATCCGCATTACATGCCGATGTTGGAGAAAAAGTTACGTTCAATTTCAACAGAAACAGCGAAAGATATATCAGAAAAGTTTTTAATACTAGTCCAACATTAACTAATGATGCTATTTCAACAAATGCAAAAGGATATTTCTTGGGTGAGACTTTTGATCAAAATAGAGATGAATTGTTTGCTTCCGGGTTAACTAGTGAAGGCATTATTTTAGGATTAGCTAGTAGAGATGACGGAAAGGAATGGGCCAATCACGCACAGGCTACGGCAAACGGCTCTACAGGGTGGTTTATTTCGCAGGATTTGGGAGCCTCTGCTCAGTATCAACCTGAGAATATGCAAAAGCTTTTTAGACTTAAAGCATTAGATGGCGGAGAATGGATTCAAAACAACCTTAAGGTTTCAATTCAAGATATTAAGCCTTCTTCAAATCAATCAGATCCATATGGCTCTTTCACAGTCGCTCTTCGAAAGATGAGCGATACTGACAATGCACCTCGGCCGATTGAAGTTTTTTCAAATTGTAGTTTGAACCCGAATTCTCCTAACTATGTTGCAAGAAAAATTGGCGACCAGTTTAGAGAATGGGATACCACTGACAGAAGGTGGAAGAGATATGGCAAATATAATAATATGTCTAGATTTATGTATGTAGACATGAATGTTGATGTAGATTTAGGCGCAACCGATCCAACATATATTCCTGTTGGCGTCTTTGGTCACAAGAGAGCTGTAAGTGTCACAAATCTTTCTGGCGCCTGGGCTGACACTCACCTTATAACGTCAACTTCGAATATTGGCAGCACTGTATCGGGTCACGGCACCGGCGGTGGACCAAAGGCTTTTCTAAAGGGCGGCGATGAAGATATCCTTCTTGCTAGTCAAGACGGTGCCACTGCCGCTTCTGCAGAAGATGCGCTCAAAATCACAGGCGGAACTGTGAATAATAACGATGCGTTCACTGTCCTTGTTCCAGCAGCCGCCGGCGGTCTGGCCGGCGACGTTACCATTACGGTTATCGCAAAAACCTCTATTGGCGGGTCAACCCCAAGTGCAAATCAGATTCAATGGGCGCTTGATGGTAACGATGCTAATAAAATTGCAAATTTAAAACTCGTATTTAATGGCACATCTGACACTTCAAAAGTAAAGTTTGGTTCTGGCATCACAGACGGTACCACAGTTGGCATTAAAGGCCTCACAGCATCCGATGGGGTGACGAGCACGGAATCGTATGCTAGTCTAACTGCGGACAACGTCGGTACGGACGGAAATGATATCGCAATTACAGATACAGTTGGCACAGTTGTTGTCAACGAAGCCGCTCTGTCCAGCAACAAGCTAACAGGCGGAGTCGACCGCACCTTATGGGCAGCTTTCCCAACCGGTTCTGCGACCACCGGACAATATTTTACTGCATCAGTTTTCTTTCCCAAGGTTTCTTTGAGACATCATGGTCTTCAAGGCGGGCTGTCTTCACCTAGACAAGCTTATTGGGGAGCTGATACAAATCAAAGTGGTACCACTAAATTTGATCAAAGTGTTCTTGATGTTATTGGAGCATTACCCGGCGCGCTTGAGACTAGCGACACTACGTATCTTGAAGATGCATGGGTATTTACTCTTGAAGATCTGAGCGGTAGCACTACCCATACTAGTTTTGGGGCGCATTATATTTCAGGTAGTCGCACACTTGGCACATCTATTACGGCCAAAAACGATCTTAGCACGCTTCTCGAAACCAATCGATTTAACAGGTTTACTACATTGTTTGCGCACGGTTTCGACGGATTGGATATTACGGAGAAAGAACCGTTCAGAAATTCGCTACTAAGCGGTAAAACCGAAGCCAATAATTATGCGTATTACACCGTTCATAGAGCAATTGATTCACTCAAAGACTCTGAAGTTGTTGAGTACAACTTGGCTACAATGCCTGGTATTACGAACTCTGCTCTTACAGAACATCTGATGCTCACATGCGAGAATCGTGGTGATGCGTTGGCAATTATTGATATAGAAAAGGATCACATTGCCGATTCAGAAGGCACAGACTCAGAAACTGCACGCAGAGGAGATGTGGATCAAGCTGTAACAGAGATGAAAAATAGAAATTTGAACACCAGTTATGGATGCGCTTATTATCCATGGGTTCAAGTTAGAGATTCTCTTTCAGACGCTATTCTTTGGATGCCTCCTTCTGTTGTTGCTCTCGGAGTAATGTCTTTCAGTGAAGCAGAAAGAGCACTTTGGTTTGCTCCCGCCGGCTTCACAAGAGGCGGATTGTCTATGGGTGCATCTGGTCTCAATGTTATAGGAGTTCGACAACATCTTACTTCTCAAGACAGAGACAGGCTTTATTCTGCAAACGTTAATCCAATTGCCTCATTCCCAGCTGAAGGGATCGTGATATTTGGACAGAAAACACTTCAAGTCACTCCATCAGCTTTGGATAGAATTAATGTTCGTAGACTGCTAATTCATACAAAGAAACAAGTTTCTCGAATTGCAGCAACGACATTGTTCGAGCAAAATGTACGCGCAACTTGGAATAAATTTAGTACTCAAGTTGAAACTTTCCTTAATGATATTAAAGCTGGATTCGGTCTTACTGACTTTAAAGTGGTGCTCGATGAAACTACAACAACGCCAGAGATGATTGATAGAAATATTCTATATGCTAAGGTGTTTTTGAAGCCTGCAAGAGCTATTGAATTCATCGCTCTTGACTTCATTATTACGGATACTGGAGCTGCATTTGATGATTAAAAAAATTATTTTTTAAACATTTTACTACTTATATTATAGAGGGAGAATAATAAGAAAATGGCAGAGAAATTTTGGGCAGATAAAGGTTTAGAACCAAAAAGAAAACATAGATGGCTCTTGTACTTAGGACAAACAGACATTCCTGTTTATGTTATAAAGACAGCAGCGAAGCCTTCGTTTACAGTTAACGCAGCAGAACATATGTACTTTGGACATAAGTTCTATTATCCTGGAATTGTTACATGGGATCCTGTCGATATAACTTTGGTTGACCCAGTTGATCCGTTTGTAGGTCATGAGTTATATAAGTCTTTAACTCGCGGTGGATATCGAACTCCCGACAACACTACTAATGACGCTGCATACACATTGTCAAAGAAGGGCGCCACCGGCGTTTTGAATGGACAAGTGAGATTAGAACAGCTTGGCGCCGGTAACAAAGTGATTGAAGTTTTTAAACTTTGGAACCCATGGATCCAATCTGTTAAGTTTGGAGATTTAGATTATACTAGTGATGAGATGGTAGAAATTACCTTAACATTACAATATGATTATGCTACAATACACTAAAAGAAGAGGTATAAATGTCAGCTAGAAATAATGAAACGCGTTTAGGTGTTTCAAATCCCGATGCGGATGCCCCTGTAGAACAATCAAACAAGTCAGGTGATTTTTCTTTTACAACCCCAACTGACTTTGTTGACTTGCCAAGTGGCGGACTGTTCTATCCTGATGGTCACCCTTTACATAACCAAGACTCAATTGAAATTCGATATATGACAGCGAAAGATGAGGATATCTTAACTTCTCAGACTCTATTGAAGAAAGGAATTGCCATTGATCGCTTGCTTGAGAATATAATAATTGATAAATCAATTAAAATAGATGATTTGTATGTTGGTGATAAAAATGCATTAGTAGTAGCTGCCAGAATAACTGGATACGGAGAAGACTATGAAGTGTCGTTGACTTGTCCGAATTGTTCGAGTACAAATTCGCATGTGATTGATTTATCTAACTTGAAAACAAACAAGTTTGATGAACGTTTGCTGGAAGATCTTAATATTGAAAAAACACAGAACAACACATTCATTATTCACCTTCCACGCTCTAAAGTAAATGTTGAGGTCAAGTTATTAACTGGAAGAGACGAAAAAGGGTATTTGCTTTCAAGCGAAAACAGAAAGAAACATAATTTACCAGAATCTCTTTCAACGGATCAGATTAAATTATTTGTTGTTTCAGTTAACGGCGAAGGAAAAAAGGATGTCATTAGTTCATTTGTGAACAATATGCCGGCATACGATTCTAGGTATTTAAGAAAAGTTTATACGGAAATAGCACCAAATATTCAAATGGAGTGCGACTTTGAATGTCAAGAATGCAGTGCATCTTCTACAATAGATGTTCCTTTTACTACCGCGTTTTTTTGGCCTAAGTGAAGAATACATAGAACAGGTGTATGAAATGTTCTTCTTTATGAAGTATCATGGAGGATGGAGCTTTACCGAAGCGTACAGTTTGCCTGTTAAAGTGCGAAATTGGTTCGCAAAAAGGCTCTTGAAACAAATCGAAAGTGAACGCGCCCAATCGGAAAATTCTCAGAAGCGTTAATTTAGTAATAATTTAGTTTTAAAGAACTATTTATATTTGTTAGTCGAGGAATGCGTTAATGAATTTTGAAGATAAAATATTAGATTTAACTGTTGCAAAGAATGGTCAATTAAATGAGAGCATGCTGACTCAATACGGTGCGCTCATAAAGATGTCTCTTGAGAGAATGTTTGCACCAGGAATTTTTGGTAATGCTTTAAGAGTACGAGGCGAGCCTCCACAAATTAAGGCTTTTATGGCCGCGCTAACTTCAGAAAAAAAATATATGGATTCATATATGACAAATGGCTTAAACAGTACTGAAACTTTTACCTCAAAACATGCTTTAGATAAAGCAGTGAGAACATTTGAGGTTTCAACTGGCTTGAAGTGGCCATTTAAATAGGAGATAATTTAAATGGCTGAAGAAGAAACTGGACAACAAAAACTAGAAAAACAACTTGCTGCGCTTAAAGCTGAAGAGGCTATAACAGCTGCGATATTAAATAATCGACGAGCAGTCAAAGATAGAACCGCCGCACTCGAAGTAGAGTACAGTCAGAAATTAGCACTTGGAGAAATTGACGAACAGGCCTACCTCGCAAAAATGAAAGAACTAGAAGTGCGCCGAGAATTGCTAGCTCTGAGCGAGGATGAACTACGGGCACTTCAGCAAACGACAGAGGCTGAAAAAGAAGAACTTAAAGCTAGATTAGGGCGTATTAAAGCGATTGAGAAAGAAATAGAAGCAACTAAAGAACTTTCTGGTGAGTTTGATTCATGGGGCAATAAAGTTATGGCGCTTGTTGGCTTTGGAGCGAAACTTAGTGCCACGTGGACAGGCGGACTTTTAAATATTGGCGCCAAGATGAAGAATCTTCAAGCAACATTTGCGAAACTGAAAGAGGAAGGCAAGTCTACAGGAGAGATAGTAGGGAATGCTTTTGCACAAATTGGGGATCGAATGGCAGCAATGATGCTTGCTAAAGCCGAAGAGATCATTGGCATGCAAGACAAGTTTGTTGCCGGGTTCCACAAAGCAACACAGGCTAGTGATGAAATGGCAAGTTCAGTGTTGGGCGCTAGTGAAGCTTTAAGACAGCAAGGGCTTGATATGGAGACAGCTTATAAGGCATCGCAAGCCTTGATATCAACTTCAGTGGCTTTTAAAAATGCTCAAGGTGATGCCAGGGACGAAATAATAGACACGGTTGCGAAACTTGAACAAGCAGGGGTGAGTTCTAATACAACAGCTGCTGCCTTCGATGTTTTCACCAAAGTACTCGGAAAAAAGGGTACATCAGAACTTAAGAAATTTGCTAAGGTAGCAGAAAAATTAGATGTTCCTTTAAACCAGTTTTATTCAGAGTTTGTTACGGCGTCAAAAAAACTAGCTTCACGCGGCCCACAGATGGAGAAGGTGTTCATTAATCTACAAGCTCAAGTTCGAGCCACTGGAGCGTCAATGGATACATTATTGGGAGTGGCAGAAAAGTTTGATACATTTGATAGTTCTGCCGAGGCTGTTGCAAGGTTAAACGGTATATTAGGAGGACCTTACCTAAACAGCATTGAAATGGTCATGATGAAAGAGGACGAAAGAATAGAGGAGGTTCGAAAGAGTCTTAAACAGTCTGGAACAGTGTTTAAAAATTTGGGACACCATGCACAATTGAGTGTTATGAACGCTGCAGGGATCACTGATCAGGCCGAAGCTATGAAACTGCTTGGCAGCTCTGCATCAGAGTACAAGAAAATACAAAAAGAAGCACAAATAGCAGCAGACAAAGAAAAAAATCTATCTGAGATGGCACATAAAGCAACTACAATGTTTGATGAACTTAAATTTGCTATGATGGGACTTGTCATAGAAATGAAACCATTTATTGAATCAATAAGATCGGCCGTGGTTTCGATTACAGGATTTATTAACGGGATGAGCGAAGGCGGCAAGGTAACATTTTTCTGGACAATGATTATTGCTGGGTTTATGATGAAGGTAGGTCTTTTCTTACCGTTGTTAAAAGCGATGTGGACTGGCATCAAGATTGTACAGGGTTGGATATGGGCATGGGCAGCTGCAAAGACAGCCCTCGCTGGTGCAACGACTGCAGCTGCCATAGCATTAACAGCGATAGGTTGGACTGCGATAGTGGCAGCAATTACAGCTATCATAGCTGGTATAGCATGGCTTACCAAACATTTTGGCTGGTGGGGAGATTCAGCTGAAGAGGCTGGAGAGAAGGTAAGCGGAGCTTTTGGATCCACACCAGGAAAGTTATCAAAGCAACAGTTTGATAAAAAGTGGAAAACTATGCATGATGGAGGCCCCGTAGAAGAAGATGGCCCTCATATGCTACAAA